GATTTAGGATACTGCGAAATGTTAAAATTCAAATGTAATGCTAACCGTTCATGTTTCGCGCATGTAGATGGTGGCCCAATAAAAGATTAATATGGAAAATATATACACAGTAATTATAACTGCAATCACTACATTAGGTGGTGCAAGTGCATTTAGATACTACGAAAGAAGAGCACAGAAAAGAGAGCAAGATGATAGATGGATGCAAAATGAATGTCAAAGTAGAATAACTAAATTAGAAACTCTATTAGATACGAGTTCAAAAGAGAAAGATGAACTTAGAAGCATGGTATTGAAATTATCAGTACAGGTTGCAGAGTTAACTACTAAGATAGCATATTTAGAATCACAAAATAAAAAAGTTAATTTATAATGGCGAAAAGTAAATCATCAAATGGTAACACTAAAGTATCTTTCGGAGTTAGAAAAAGTGGCCAACCAAATGGTCAGAAATCATTTAATAAACATACTCCAAAACCTAAGAAGTCGAGAGGACAAGGTAAATAGGTTACAACCCAATTTTAAGATAGCAAAAATCACAGATAAACTCTAACATAGGTAAACTTACCAACTCTAAAAAAGAACCCGTTAAATCAATTTAATGGGTTTTTATTTGCGCAAAAAAGTAGCCAGGAAGATGGCACCTAACCTGGCTACAAAACATTGTCGGAGTATTATTTAGACCTCCGAATATATAAGGATAAGGTGAATGACTAAAAACACCTCATGCATTTAACATAGGTTTTACAAAATATCTAATGTGGATAAAGTGTGGATAACTTTTTTTAATAAAAATGTATGTCTAATTGGAAAACTACATATATATAAGTGTAGTAAAAATAATCACTATAATATTTGGTAGAATAAAAAGATTATCGTATCTTTATTATATAAACAAACAAACAAAAAAAGATGGAAAAAAAACTAACACAACATTTTTCAACAAGTGAATTGATGAAAATGCATACAGGTATTGAAATTCTTATTGAAAGATATCAATCTAAAAAATTATCAAAAGATACAATTCAAAAGATGATAAGGTTAAGAAAGAAAATCGAAACAGCTTGGGAATATCCTGAAATGATGGAGCAATTTGAATATAATACAATTGGAAAAATATAAAACGAAGGGGGTGAAACTCCCCCTTTATTAAAATAAAAAAATATGAAAAAAATAGAAACTATAACAGGACCAACAACTACTGAAAGTAAGAAACTTTATTTAGAAAAAAAGCTAAAAAAAGCTGAGAATAGATTAAAGAAATATATTAAAGAAGATAATAAGACATGGGCAATGATGGAACAAAGAAGAGTATGGGATTTAGAAGAACAATTAAACGAATTAAATTAACATAAAAAAACAAAAACTAAAATGGCACAAACTGAGATGAAACAAATTAAAGGATTTGAAAATTACTTTATCGATACAGATGGTAATGTATTTACAGACAAAAGAGGTGAATTAAAGAAATTAAAACCTTCAAAGAAAAAAACAGGATATCTTTACACTAACATCTATTGGGGTAAAAAATTAACTGAGAGAGCATCATTGAGAATACACAGAGTTGTATATGAAACATTTGTAGGTCCTATTCCTGAGGGATTTGTGGTAGACCATATAAATGATATCAAAGATGATAATAGATTAGAGAATCTTCAGTTACTTACACCAAAAGAAAACACAATAAAGTATTGGGAAACTGAATTAGCAAGATTAAGAAAAAAGTAAATAAGATGGCAAAAGACAAAAAATCATTCTTAATATATCAGAGTTGGAAACAATCTTATGATTTATTAACGGATACAGAGAAACTACAATTTGTAGAGAATTTATTTAATTACAATATTGGAGAAGCAGTTATACTGAATACACCTATGTTAAAAATGTTATGGAGTTCAATTGAATATAATCTCGATGCAAACACAAAAAGGTATGAAACATATCGTATAAATGGTAGTAAGGGTGGTGCACCTAAAGGAAATAACAATGCTAAAAAACAACCTAATTCAACCGAAAACAACCTAAATCAACCAAATACAAGCCAAAACAACCTTAATGTAAATGACAATGTAAATGACAATGTAAATGACAATGTAAATGTTAATGACAATGTTAATGACAATGTAAATGTAAATACAAAATCAATTGATGCATTATTTGGTGGGTGGGGTATGAAAGATGAAAGTATAGGTGAAGTAGATTATTTATAAACTAAAAATAAAAAAATGACTAAAGTAAATTACAATGAACAATTCAGATCTCCTGGAATTGTATTCAACAGACAAGGAGAAGTATTTGATTTAACTGGTATTCTATTGGTTAATAAAAAAGGTGATGTATTCATATTACCTCGTCAGCATAATGGTAAATTCTTAGATGGACACTTTGCAAAATGTAGACCTAATAAAACTAACCATTGTCAGATTAGTGCAGTTGATACAGAAGGTAAAAGAAGATTTATCTATGTTCACAGACTGGTAGCACACGCATGGTTAAAGAGAGAATCATATCAGAGAGAAGTAATGCATAAAGATGATAACCCATTAAACAATAGTGTAGAGAATCTTAAGTGGTGTACTCAGTATGAAAATATTCAGGATATGATTTCAAAAAATAGAAACTCTCAAATGAAAAATAGAATATCAGATGAGGTAATGTTACAGATTTGGAAAATGGGCAAGGGTGGTATTAATATGAAAGCAAGACATATATATGAACTATTTCCACATATTTCAAAGAATACTTTATTTCCTATTCTTAATGGTTCTTCAGAGAGATTAAACAATTATCTTAAAAATAATTTGGTTAAATAAAATATTTTCGTTATCTTCAAGTTTGTAATACTTATATACAAATAAAGGCACTTAATTATGAAATGTATTTTCCCTTTTGGTAGTTGGTTGGAATCAGTTATTAACGTAATCACCTTTGGTTGGGGTTCAGAAATAGCCTCATGGATAGCTTGGACATTGTTTAAGAATCCGGATTGTGGTTGTACACGTAGAAAAATATATCTGGACCAACTATTCAATTGTGGGGATAAAGGAAAAATAAAATTATAAAAATGACAAACACAATTTACAACGAAGATTGTTTACAGACAAACGATAGAGGTTTAGAATATCACTATGTAATAACTTCACCACCGGATTTTGATGAACTAGGTGATAATGAGATTACAGATGATGTAGTAGAAACTTATAAAGAATTCCTTAAAGATAGATTAGCAGGATTAAATCCAATCAATGGTAGAGTAACTATCTTTGTATCAGATAGAAAAGCTAATTTAACTATATTACAAAAGCATGTATGGATTAAAGATATAATGGAAGAGTTAGGATGGAACTTTCAAACACAAAAGATATGGGTAAAAACAGAAGAGATAGACCAAATTCGTTTAGGATATACATTTATCTTAACCTTTAATAATAAACCAACCGGAGCACATGCACACATTAGTGATATATTTGTAGATAAGTTCAAACCATCAACTAAAGAATACACTTATAACTTTTCTAAATTAGTAGTAAAACAATTTATACAAAGATATACTAAAGAAGGTGAGATTGTATATGACCCTTTTATTGGTAGTGGAACAACGGCGGTAGCATGTTTAGAATTAGACAGAAAGTATTATGGTACAGAGATAGATGAAGATACATTCAAATTAGCACAACAGAGAATAGAGCAAACAAATACATTAAATAAATTTTTATAAAAAAACAAAACATATGATAGAAGTAAAATCAACTCTTACAGGAAATAACGAAATACAACAAGGTAAAGCGTATTTAGTAGATTTCAATAAGATGCAATCAGTTAACGATTTAGTGCTAATAATAAGTGCATTAGGTATAACATTTCCGGCAGAACATCCACTAATTGAAAACTTAAAACCTTTCTTAAATTTAGATAATCCAATTGATTTGAATCCACAACCAAAAAAGGCACCATTCATACCTTTAGATAAATTAGATACACCTCAAAAATAGAAGCAATATGGCAGATAACAACTTATATACACAAGATGAATTCATATCCTTAAAGGGAACGCTAGAGGGTATTGGAAACTATTTACCAGATGATAAGATTGGTTATATTTGGAGTAACTACCAAAAGATAGCAAAAACAACAGAAAACCAACCTTGTACCTGTTCATCGGCAGCGGGATTATGGAAAAAAGCGGTAGATACAATAAGAACTTATATTAACGAGAATAAGGATTCTTACAATGGTTAATACAGAAGTAAGTGGCAGTATGCAAGAGCAATGTAATAAAAGACTAGACACCTTATACAGAGAATCACATACATGGTTATTAAAAGCTAGTTACAATATATGTAAATCAATGATAGAATCAGAAGAGTTAGTATCTGATTTATATGTTTACTTATCTAAAGAATGTAGAGAGAAGTTATGGTGGGGTAACTCATATAACTTAATCTACTGTCAAAAGTTCCTAAAACATAGGTGGTATAATAGAGCAGAGAAAGTTGGTAGATATGTTCATATAGGAGATATCAGTATTATGGATAAATCCGATGAAATATACGATGAAGAAAGAGATATAGCAGTAATGCAGGCATATGATAATGTAAAGCAAGAACTACAATCACTACAAATAACTAAACTATGGCCTCAGGCCCGTCTTTATGAAATGTATTGGATGTCGGAGGATACGTTAAATGAAGTGGCACAAAAGATTGGCATCAGTAAAAGTACAACCTTCCTAGCTATCAAGAAAATACGCAAACATATGCAGGGAGTAATAGATAACCCATTCAAATAAATTAAAAATGACAAACGAAGAAAAACTAAACGAACAAATCAAAGAAGTATCAGAAGTATTCAAAACTATGTTCACTAAAGAGGAATTAGAGAAATTGCAAAAAGATTTTGAAGAGTTCCAACAGAGAATGTTAGAGAGCGGTTCAACTACAAATCCTGAAAGCTAGGTTATAAATACATATATACACTAAATTAGAAGGTAATAGTATGGCGTTTGAAAAAGGCAAAAAGAAAGAAGGTGGTAGACAGAAAGGTACACCTAATAAGACAACGGCACAAATTAAAGATATGATTACTGCATTGGTAGGAAATCAAATGGAGAAATGGCCGGCAGTAATAGATAAGATGATGAAAGAAGACCCTGCTGAAGCAATGAAGATAACAGGTAGGTTAATTGATTATGTATTACCAAAGCAAACTAAGATAGATTTAGAAGGTGAGATTAACCATAAGATATCTAAAGTAGTTATAGAAATTAAAACCAAAGATGGCGAAAGAACTAAAGATACAGACAACAGTTAGTTTCCAAAATCTATTAGAAGCAAAACATAGAGTGTCTCATCATGTGGGTGGGACAAGAAGTGGTAAAACCTACGCAATACTACAATATCTTATCGCTAAGGGTATAGAATCTCCAATTGATATCAGTATAGTAAGAAAGACAATCCCGAGCCTTAAAAAGACCGTAATGAAGGATTTTAAGGATATAATGATTAGTTTAGATTTGTGGGTAGATGAGAGTATGAATGTAGCAGATAGAGTATACAAACTATATAACGGAACTATATTTCAATTTATTAATACAGATGATGAGCAGAAACTAAGAGGATTAAAATCTACTATACTATACATAGATGAAGCAAACGAAGTAACAGAGGACCAGTACTTTCAATTGAGTATCAGAACAGAAGGTCAGATTATATTAAGTTACAACCCTACTATCTCACCTATGCATTGGTTAAGAACTATGGATGATTGTGATAGGTTCATTACAACGTATCAAGATAATCCTTTTTTGCCTGATGATATGGTTAAAGCAATTGAAGCATTACAATATAAAAACCCAACCTACTATAAGATTTACGCATTAGGAGAGTATGCAGCAAACGATAAAGCAATATTCAATTTTGAAACCGTAGAGGATTTTGAAGCAGAACATGTGGCATTCGGGTTAGACTGGGGATACGCAGGAGATGAACTTGCTTTGGTAGCGGTATATAAGAATGGTGAGAGTATGTATTTAGAAGAATTACTATATCAAAAAGGATTAGTAATGAATGATTTAATCAATAAATTAAAATCATTAGATATACAAAGAGAAGAAATATGGTGTGATAGTAGTGAACCGAGAAGTATAGAAGAACTATGTAGAGCAGGATTCAACGCTAAGCCTGTTAAGAAGGGACCAGACAGTATCAAATTTGGTATTGGGGTAATGCAGAACTATAAGATTAATATACTGAAAAAGAGTACTAATTTAATTAATGAAATGTATGGGTATCAATGGGCAACTGATAAATACGGATACGTTACAGATACACCCGAAGGAGGATTAGACCATTTGATAGATGCAGTAAGGTATGTAGCAATGTCCAAACTTTCTTTGAAATCTCAGAAAAAAGGTGTATATTCAATTAATATAATTTAGTTATGGCAAAAAGAGGATTTCAAGGTAGACAATTTTCTACTCATTGTGGCGAGTGTGGAGTAGAGTTTAATGAAAGTAATAAAGCCCCTAAACGAGCTTTGTGTTTAGCATGTAAAAGAGTAGAGGATATTCATTACTGTGAAAAGGCAAGGCAAAAATATAAAGAGAACAATATGGTAACAACACAAGAAAAAAAGAGGCCCTATACCTTTCAAAATAGAAAACCGTTTTGGCAAAGTGTGGCAAATCAATTAAGAGCTATGAAGAGCAGAGAAGAGTGGTTACCCTTTATACAGAATAGAATGCAAGAGATACTAAACGATAAACAACTAATGGATTATATTAACGATACAGAAACAGCAAACTATGAAAGAGATTAACGAAGAACTAAAATGGTCAGATGATGATATCCTACAAATGAGAGGAGCAATACAACATCTATTAGAAATCAATGAACAATTAAATGCGAACATAATAGCAATGAACGCAAAATTATTAAACGAAGAAGCAAAGGTTAAGAAGTTACAACAGAACATATATTTTTTAACACAAACATTTACAAACAATACATATGAAACAGACAATTAAGATTAACATACCTGATAGTTGGAAGGATATTACATTAAGTAAGTATCTAGCCCTACAAAGTGATTTAGAAAACTATAAAGATGATGAGGAGGCAAGTATAGCATTTATGTTACATCACTTATGCGGTATTAATTTAGAACAAATCAAATCATTATCAAAAGAATCTTATAATGAAGTCCTATCAACATTAGCAACCTTTATGGGTAATACAGAATACGAATTACAAAGATTTATCCAAATAGATGGTATAGAATATGGTATAGAACCTAATTTATCTAATATGACATACGGAGCATTCTGTGATATAACTAAATACGATGCATTGGCTATAGATGGTAATTGGGCTAAGATAATGAGTATCCTATACAGACCAGTAGAAAAGAAACTATTTGATTCGTATAGTATAAAAGCATATGATGGTAAGATAGATGAAACTAAGTGGTTAAACGTAGGAATGGATGTGCATTTTGGAACTCTGTTTTTTTTTGTTCGTATGTTAACGGACTTACTCAATTATACCCTGAACTCTACGATAGTGATGCAGGAGGAGTACCTACACAACATCAAGCAAACTTTGGAAAAAAGTGGAAATCCTACGCAAGCATTGTTGAACTTGCAAACGGTGATATCAGAGCTATAGATGAAATAATAAATCAACCATTAGAGAAGTGTTTACTACTCTTAGCTTATAAAGCAGATAAAAACTTTTTAGAAACCTTAATACACAAGGACTCACTTAAAGGAATCAAATAATACCACAACATTTAAGATTAGGGGTGTTAAAGACTAAAAACCAATATGGCTAGATGGTCAAATAGTAGAAACGGTAACCTTAGATATTCTGTCAATAGAGAGAATAATAGTGGCATATTCATTGGCCCAACACGTGGTCTATCCTCTCCTAAGAATAATAGAAGGGGATGTTTGTGTTTAGGTGAGAATAGATACGGTAGAGATTGTTGTAATGGAGCATTGATGGAGCAAGGTATTGGTGTGATAGAAGCACCGGCTAGATTTGCAACGAGAGGTGGATTTAGTAGTGGTTTCTCAGATGGTTTTGATATTGGAACAGTAGTATATTAATAAAATAAAAGATAGATAATATGGGTTTAACTAAAGCACAATTAGAAGCATTAAATGATTCTAGTTTCCCTAATAATAACGCAGGAGCAATCACTCCCGCAATCCTAAGAGATTACAATGATGCAGTAATCCTTAATACAGTAAATCAGGATGTATACACAACTGATAGTGCATCATTTGATAGTAGAATAGATGGATTAGCAACTACATCATCTGTTAACGCGGTATCAACATCAGTAGGTTTATTACAAACGTTTAGTGGGTCTCAATACAAAGCAGATTCTGCATCGTTTAGTGCTAGAATAGAAGCAGTGACAGGTAGTGGTGGAACAGTTAACACAGGTAGTTTATTAGTAACAGCATCATTTGATAACGGAACAAGAAACTTAACTTTTACAAAAGGAGATGCAACTACATTTAATGTAAACATTCCTGATGTGAGTGGTTCTACTGGTAATTTTGCAACAACAGGTAGTAACTCATTTGTTGGTGACCAAACTATAACAGGTAGTGTAACTATATCAGGAAGTTCAACAACTGATTTAACGGTTGTAGGACAAATATTTGTTAGTTCATCAGCAACAGGTGGAACAACTGCACCAAGAATAATTGTATCAGGCTCATCAGGTCAAACTACAATCTTACGAAATCAAATAAATACTAATAATGGAACTAATAGTGCAGGATTAAATTCTTTAGCAATATTTAATAGTGTTATAGCAACAAGCGATGAAATTGGTTTTTTAGTTGACCCAATTGCAGGTGGAGTTAGTGGATGGACAACAGGTCCAGCAATATATGTTAATAATGATGCATTAGATAGTTACAATACTGTATTCGGTTTTCAAAATAAAGCAAACTATACTGATGGTAGAGTAGAAGTATTAACTCCTTTATTTGTATCTCAATCATTAAGTGTTAGCGGTAGTGCAACATTTAGTGAATTAACTGGCTCATTAGGAGCATTTAGTGCAAGTATAAGTAATAGAATAAATAATGTGAGTGGTAGTGGTGGAAGTATTGATACCGGTAGTTTTGCAACAACAGGTTCAAACACATTTACAGGCAATCAAACTATTGAAGGTGCAATTATAAGTAATCCAACAACTAGTTTAATTAGATTATTTTCGCAAAACTTTGCAAGTGGAGCAGTACAATATAACATAACTGCATCAGCTTTAAATGCTCAAAACCAAGTAAATTTAGTATTTGGTGGTACAATATTAGGGGCTTTTACAACGGGCTCAGTTATCATATCAGGAAGTAATAATATACTTCATAATCCTGCAAAAACATTAGCTGGACTGAGAGCATTTGATAGAGGATATGTAAATGGTAACAATAACTATCTTACAGTTATACCACTATTACATACACAATCTTTGTTTAATCCAACAGTTCAGGCCAATATAGGTACTGGACAATTAACAATGAACTTTATTACTTCTTCAATAGCAGTACCATTCTTTATTAATAATAATTTCTCAACTACTATTCAATTGAACCATCAGAGTGGTACGATAGCAATGCAAAATAATATCAGTAATGGTATTATTACATCTAATCAAAATGGTTTAACATCAGGAACAGTAGCTGCAACAATTAATAGTAACATTGTAGGTGGAGGTGGTATTACATTAAATCATACAAGTTCATCAATACTAACAACTACAAACACTATATTAGGTGGAACAACAGTTAATAATAATTACTTCCATACAGGTAGTAATAACTCATTAACATTAGCTGCTAACTTAACTAATGGACAAAATATTACAATTAATGCAGGAGGTTCTCCTTCAACAAACGTAACTAGACCAATTGTAGCAAACTTATTAGGTGGTAGTGTAATTACAATTCAAGCAGATGCAGTAGGAACTGATTCAGCAGGATTAAGAAATGAAATAGTATATGGTTATAACTTAATTGTTAGTGGAGCACACTCAGTAGCAAATACAACTAATCAAGGTGGTGCATTCTTTGGTAGATACAATGATATAACTAATTTATTAGCAGATAGTGGTAAAACAATATTCGCAGTAGGTAGTGGTACATCAACAGGAAACAGAAAAACAGCACTTTCAGTTGATAGTGCATCGGTAGTAAACGTATCAGGTAGTTTATCAGTTACAGGTAGTTCAACCTTCAATGGTAGTTTAATAGTAACAGGTTCAAGTTTTTCAATTGATACTAATGCAAATGTAAGTGGTTCATCATATTACGCAACTGCTAATGCAGGATTTTTATACGCACCATCATCAGCATCATTAGATAATTCTTATACAAGATATGGCAAAGATGGTTTCCAAATATATCAATATCAAGGACAACCATACGCATTCGGTGTTATCTGTACAGCAGACCAATTAAATTCATACACTGGTTCACAATTCAGATGGGGTACAGTAAATAGTTTAGGACCAATCGTAAACTATATGAATATGATATCTGCATCATTCACCGGTTCAATAGGTGGAGGTGGTGCAATACCTGGTTTAGATTATCTTCAAAATGGAGAGATATTACAATTTCAAAGAGATGCAACTTTTGATAAAAAAGTATATATTCAACAAGGATTATATGTATCTCAATCAATGGGTGGTTCAACTCCGGCATTAACAATAAATGGTAGTGGTGTAACAACTGCATTATTAGCTACTGGTAGTTGTACAATAACAGGCTCATTAAACTTAAACGGACAAACTACATTTGCATCATTAGAAAGTAATACATTTACACAAACTCAAATAGTAAGTAGTAGTATCTATATAGCACCAAATAATAATAGTAATCAATTATACTTACCATCGGGTTCTAATAAACAAACAGGAATAGCAACATTAGATGGTGGTAATCCAGGTACAGTAACAGTATCAAACTCAAATGTAACTGCAAACTCTATTATATTAATAACTAAACAAACTTTGGCTCATCCTAATGGATATGTTGCAGTTAGTTCAAAAGGTAGTGGCACATTTACTATAACATCAAATCATAATGGTGATACAGATGTAGTAGGATATATGATTATAAACGCATCGTAATATGAATGAGAATACAGCAATATTGGAAGTAATGCTGGAGTTAGCCGAAGAGGAAAACACAGAACTTAAAAGTGAAGTTGAGTATTTACAAGCGGTAATAAAGTTTTTAGAATATCAGAATAAAGAACTGAAACTAAGGAACGATGATTTAGCAGATGAATACAACAACCTAACAGATATAACAAAACGATTAAATTAACCAAAAAATAACTACACCATACAAAAGTGGTGTTAAAGACTTAAAACACAAAAGATATGAACTCAAAAAGCGTATTAAATAGAATAATGACTTTGTTGGCAATGGATAACGAAGTTGTTGATTTCGTAGATGCTAAATTAGCAGATGGAACAATTTTACAATCTCCAACATTTGATGTAGGTGAGAAAGTAGAAGTAGTATCAGAAGATGGAACTAAATCTCCAGCACCAGACGGTGAACATGAAATTTCTTTAAGAGATTCAGAAGGAAATGAAGTTCTAATCAAAATCGAAACTGAAGCAGGTATCATCGTTGAAAGAGAAAACGTTGAATTAGAAAACGAAAAAATGGAAGAAGAAGTAGTAGATAAAGAAGCTGATGTTAAAGAAGAAAAAGATATCGAAATGGAAGCTGAAACTAAAGAAGCAAAAGGATTACCTAACACAACTGAAGAAGATGAATCTAACACAGTAGAAGCAGGTGAACCAACAGAAGATCCAATTATAAGATTAGGATACAGAATTGATGAGATGGAAAAGAGAATGCAAGATATGATGGAGAAATTCACATCAGCGTTCCCATCTGAAGGTATGGAAGTAAGTTCATTAGTTCCAAACACAATGATGGAAGAAGTAGATGAAGAAGAGTTACCTAAATTAGATGGTGCTCCAATCGAAGAAGTAGCAAAATTCGCAGCAACAAACAGAAATAACTTTGGTAAGAAAGTAGAAAACTCACAAGCTTCTTTCTTAGCTAAATTATATAAATAATTAATTAAACAAAAAATATTTTCAAAAATGAAAAAAGTACAAAACTTTCAACAACCTACATTCACACAGAATACATATGCTGGTGAATTTGCAGGTCAGTATATCGCGGCGGCTTTGTTATCAGCAAAAACACTTGATAACAAATATGTAACGATACACCCAAATGTGAAATTCAAAGAAGTAATTCAAAGAATTGCAGTAGCTAACATCGTAAATGATGCAAGTTGCGATTTCACAACATCTGGCTCAGTAGCATTATCTGAAGCAGTATTAACTCCAAAAGAGTTACAAGTTAACTTACAATTATGTAAGCAAGAATTCGTAGATAGCTGGCAGGCATTACAATTAGGTTTCTCAGCGTTTGATACTATTCCAGCATCATTCAATGACTACTTAATTTCGTACGTAGGCGGAATTGTAGCACAAGCAACTGAAATCTCTATTTGGCAAGGTGTTAACGCAACTAACGGTCAATTCGGTGGTTTCGAAACAGCATTATCTGCATCAATCGCAGCATCAACTGGTGTAATCTCTGCAAAGAGTGGATCAACAGTTATCTCTGGTTCTATCACTTCAGCTAACGTATTAGATGTATTAAACTCAGTAGTTAATACTATCCCTGATACAGTTTACGGAAAAGAAGATTTATTATTGTATGTTCCTACAAACGTAGCAAAAGCATACCAACAAGCATTAGCTGGTGGTAGTATTGGTGCTAACGGATGGAACAACCAAATGAACGTTGGTGAGAAACCATTCAACTTCAACGGTATTGAAATCGTTCTTTGTCCTGGTATGAGTGCATCTAAAGTAGTTGCAGCTCAAAAATCTAACTTACACTTCGGTACAGGTTTATTATCTGATTACAACGAAGTTAAAGTATTGGATATGAGTAATATCGATGGTTCTCAAAATTACAGAATTATAATGAGATATACAGCTGGTACAGTTGTAGGTATCAATGGTGATGTAGTTTACTACGGAGCATTCTAATCTATAATATTAGATTAAAAAATAACTAATAGATAGGTGGGGTGTAAAAACCTCACCACTATTTTAACTAAACAAAAAAAAATTAAATACTATGGCTTGTAATTTATCAGCAGGTAGACAAGAAGTTTGTAAAGAGTCAGTAGGTGGTTTGCAAGGAGTTTATTTTATGAACTATCCTTCATCTTCTTACCAACCAACATTTACAATAGATGCCAACGGACAAGTAACCTCTTTCCCATCTGGTTCAACTGTTTACTACTACCAATTAAAAGGCAATAGTGCTTATACTGAAACTGTAAACTCAAGTAGAGATAACGGAACAACTTTCTTTAGTCAAGAATTAACTTTGAACTTAAAGAAATTAACTCCTGAAATGACTACTCAGTTAAAACTTATGGCATACGGTAGACCGGTTGCTATTATTTGGACAACTAATGGTGAAGCATTAGTTGCAGGTTTAACAGAAGGTGTAGATTTGACTGGTGGAACAATTCAAACTGGCGCAGGATTAGGTGACCTTTACGGTTATTCAATCACTTTGACAGGTATGGAACCATTACCAGCACAATTCATCTCTGGTTCAACTTCAACAAATCCATTCGCATCAGTTGGAAACGTTCCTACTGTTGTAACTGGAAGTGCAGCTTAATTAGTAAGCACATTGTAAAAATATTATATAGCTACTCTCTATTAGGGGGTAGCTATTATTATGTCAAAATAAATTTGGAAATGTGGATTATTTTCCGTAACTTTAAGTATAGAAAGCTTAGTTAGTAATTATTATTAGATAAAGTGGTGTTAAAGATAAGAAAACTAATAGCTAATGCTTACTTATATAATATCTGGTAGTAATGAATATACAATAAGAACTGAACCAAGTGCATCTTCTAACTTTACAATGTCTCTGCAGGATATGACAACTCAAGTTAATACTACTGCAAGTTTAAGTGGAGTAACTTATAATAGTTATGAAAGTATGTTAAGTTTTACAGCAAGTATAGCAAATCCAAATATAGGACAAGAATTTAGAGCAATAATACTTAATAATACATCTTCTATATGGCATGGGTCTATTCAGGTCTTTGCATCACAGAGTATCACAAATGAATTAAAATCAGTTTACACAAACCAAAATGATGGATATGTTTCAAATGTATCATCAAATGAATACATAATACTATAATATGAGCAAAAAATTTAATCAAACATTTTCAGTAGTTAATTTAGGAGTACAAGATTTACCTAATATAATAGAAGATACTAAAACACGTCATCAATGGGTTCCTTTCGGTGTATTTGGACAAGATGATTTCTTTCAGGCACTAACACTAGCACATACAACATCTACTACAACAGCGGCATGTATAGAGGGTATAGCAGATTTAGTATATGGAAAAGGATTATACAGTAAAAATTTAGAATTTGATAAAACCTTACAGAAAGTAATTCCTCAAGAAGAAACTAAGAGAGTATCGTTTGATTTGAAACTATATGGTAATGCAGCATATCAAGTTTATTGGAATGATGAACATACTAAGATAATTAAAATGTATCATGTACCGGTTCAGTATTTAAGAGCAGAAAAGATATACCAAAATCCTAAAGTAGAAAATTACTACTATTGTACAGATTGGTTAGATATGAGAGCAGTTAAAAACAAAAAGAAAATAGCTGCATTTGGTACTTCTAACGATAAGATGGAAATACTATACATCAAAAACTATACACCTGGTTTGTATTACTATTCACTACCTGATTGGGTTAGTTCATTACAGTTTTCATTTGTAGAAGCAGAATTAAGTAATTTACACTTAAACAATATTGAGAATGGTTTCTTTCCAGCGGTAATGGTAAACTTTAATAATGGTATTCCAGCACCTGAAGAAAGACAAACTATTGAAGATTTAATTCAAGCTAAGTTTACAGGCACTAAGAACGCAGGTAGATTTATGACATCTTTTAATGATGACCCTTCTACTAAACCAACTATTGATGTAATTCAGATTGATAACTTACATGAGAAATTTGATTACGTTGCAACATACGCACAAGATAGAATCTTAGTATCTCATAGAATTACTTCTCCTTTATTATTCGGTATCAGAGATAAGGGTAATGGTTTCTCGTCTCAATCAGAGGAAATGAAAACAGCATTCAGTATCTTACAAACAATGACAGTAGGACCTTTCCAAAACATTATCTTAAACGCATTAGATAAAGCATTAACAGATGGTGGTTACGAAGATTTAGAATTATACTTTGACCAGTTAACACCATTGGCAATCTTATCAGAGCAGGCAGAAGATACAGATAAAACTATTGAAGAAGTAGCAGATGAAACTAATAAAGAAATGGAAAATCCAGCTACAACAGAAGATAGTGGTGACCAAACAACAGAAGATATAGATAAACCAACTTATACACCTCAAAATAGTAGAGGAAGTGGACCTGGTGAAGAAACAACAATTATAAATGCAAGTTCAGCATTTTTCACAAAAGAATACGAAATAACCAAACCTTAAGATATGGCTTACGCACTTTTTATAACAAGAAATGATATTATTAAGAACTCACCATTAATGGGTAGTATTGATGCAGATGCATTATTACCATATGTTCGTACAGCACAGGATAAATACCTTAAGAACTTATTGGGAACAGTTTTATTTGAATTTTTACAAGCACGTATTGTTGCAAATACAGTAAGTGGTTTATCAGTATATTATCAAGACCTATTAGATGACCACATTAAGAATACTCTAATTTGGTATGCATGTGTAGAATATATACCATTCAGTTCAATACAATTCAAATCTAATGGAGCAGTTAAACAACAATCAGAGCAAGGTGTAGCACCAACTAAGGTTGAAGTAGATTATCTATTACAAAAATCACAAGAAAATGGTGATTATTACGCATTAAGATTACAAAACTATCTTATTGCATATTCAACTCAGATACCTCAATACTTAGAAAGTGTTGGTAATCAAACTCAGATATATCCAGATCAAACGAATCAATATTTCGGCGGTATACAATTATAATAAAAGCATATGAGTTTTATAGTAAACAATTCGGCAACTAACTACACTCTCTATTATAATGTTTTAGATTACTTTAGAACAATAATGGAAAACCATCCTTCAATAGAAGTGGTGGCACAAGGTGACATATTTTCGGTAGACCAACAAGAATATCCACAATATGTAATAGGAAATGTTCAGATACTTGCTGCAGATTTTAGTGATAGTGCAACTAATTATACTATTCAACTTATTGTAGCAGATAAGATTAAAGATAGAAATAATGAATCTGAACCGAGAACTAACGCAATGGCAGTTCCTTTTTATGGTACAGATGATGTAGTAGATATTCACGCTAACACATTGGCAATCTTAAATGATTTACTTTCTTATACACAATACTCAGTTCAATCTTTTGATATAGATGGTGATATTAGTAATGAGCCATTTATGGATAGGTTTAATAATGGTTTAGCAGGATGGGTTAGTACATTTACTTTAATTACACATAACGATAGACCGAGATGTTTATTTGAGTTAATTCCTTTAACTACAACAACAACTGCATCACCGGTTCCAACAACGAGTACTACTTCAACAACGATAGCACCGGTTCCTACTACATCTACTACATCTACTACAAGTACTACAAGTACTACAAGTACAACTAGTACAACTTCAACAACTGCAGCACCGGTTCCAACAACGAGTACTACATCAACAACATCTACAACTAGTACAACTTCAACAACTGCAGCACCGATACCAACAACAAGTACAACAAGTACTACGGTAGCTCCTACTACATCTACTACAAGTACAACTTCAACTACTTCTACAACTGCAGCACCTGTACCAACAACAAGTACTACATCTACGACAAGTACTACAACTGCAGCACCATTTCCATTAGATGGATTAGTATTAAGAAGTACATTAATTTCTAATAGCGGAAGTATATGGTATGATGTAAGTGGTAATGGTAATAATGGATTAGTAAGCGGAAGTGCATTAGCATTAAGCGGAAGTTTAGGATATGAATTCAATGGAACTAATAACTATGTTACATATCCTGCTACATTAGTTGGACAACCAAGTGGTAGTTGGACAATGCAATGGTATGGAACAATGTATAATGATAGTATTACTAGAGATTTATTTTGCAAGGATTATTATACTGATGGTTGGGATACCCTATGGGAACCAGCAACAAATAGATTAATATATAGAGATGTATTTCCAGATATAGGTGTAGGGATAACAAATGTATCAGCAGTTAAAGCTCTATGGACAATTACAACATTGGTTTCAGCAAATACAGTAAAAATATATAAAGATAATAGTTTAATAGCCACAGTTATTCACCCTGGTGTTCCCCCATTTGGTCTTCAGCCATTTAATACATCTACTTCACCATTTAAATTTGGGTTTAATAATGATTTGGATGGAACTTATTTCAAAGGAACAATTAGTGATTTATTATTATATAATAGAGTATTGACAGCAGGTGAAGTAAGTGCGAGTTATGCATATTTAAGTTCATTATAATGGCAACCATTAAAAATATAAGAACCTTAGAAAGTATTGCGGTTGGTATCAGAGATTTAGCAATAGCAAAAGCTCCTAAAGCCGCAATTAATGGTGGTAATCTTAGAAGTAAAATCAAATCTGCAAATACACCTGTAAAATCTAAAATGATAAAGCAGGGTAAAGATTTAGATGTTACCATTTCTTTAGATTACGCTCCTAATGGTGCAGAGTATGGACAATGGTTTAATGAGCCACCTACACCGGCATCCAAGCGTAGAAGGTCACTTAAGAAAACGGCAGTAAGTAGAGGTAATTGGAACTACGCAATAGATGCAATGAGTGATGATGAATTAAGTAGAAAGTTTGATGCATACTTAGCAGAATTAGGTGATTACTTTGTAGAACAAATAGAAATAGAGTTAGACAAACCATAACCCACTACTTTTTTTAGAAAGCTAGGTTAAATAAGAAAAGATTTAATCCGAATGGCTTTATCTATCACACAAACTCCGGCAACAGCATCTTTAGCACAATCACCGATTATATTTACGGTAGCAGAAAGTAATCCTGTAATTTTTACTTCATCTTCATTTCAATATGTTGGTGAATTATACTATTGGACAGGAACTCCTTTAAATTCAGGCTCGGCAGATTACACAATAACAAAATTCCCAAATACATCTGAAGTTGGTATCTTTGATTTAAATAGAATTATCAACTCAACATTAACAGGTCTTTTAATTGCAAATCCATCAAATGTAGTTTACTTTGCATGTGATTTTTATACACAATTTTATAATGGTGTAACATTTGTAACTGGTTCTCATGTAAAGAGTGCAGTATACAAAGCATTAGATGGGTATGGTATATTTCCTGAAACGATTGGTGCACAACTAAACACATTGAGTTCGTTCTATCCTTTATTAACTGATGGACCGGTATCTCAAAGTGCATTTATTACTAATAGAGGAACAAGTGGAGCAGCAGTAGGAACATTGGGTGGAGTAGTAGCAGATAGAGTTATATACAGCGGTAGTAATGGTAATGGGACATATTTCTTATCATCATCTACATCAACATCAGGTCAGATAGATGATTATCCAATAGGACCAATAGCTAGTGGGTTTCCATTATCAACAAGTGGATTAACTTATTATACAATACAACCATTTAACGGAACAACAGCATTAGGAAGCAAGATAAGATACGATGTAGTATGTGAGCAAAAATATCCAAATGTAAGAATCAAATGGAAAAATAGATT